TTCGTGACTTCCTGCGCCGTCGGAGTGTTGGGGTACTTGAGGGTGTGCAGCGTAATTTCGACGTTGCCCGGCATCTCATCCCCATTCCTATCGGAGAAGTCGGGGATGATCCTATCCATGTACATCAGTTCTTGGCCCGCGTCCAGATCGAAGAGGTTGCTCTCGATGTAGGATGGGAGGGCCGCTCCGTCGGCATCGTTGCCATACTCATGATAGTAGAGCTTGGTGGCACTGCCGGCATACTCGGCGGCAATGGGGTAGGTGGCGATGCCCTGGTCGATCCACGCCGTGCGCACCATGGTGCCGATTGACCACAGATCCTGCATGTAGTCGTAGATGACGTAGGAGTCCACTTCGCCCGAGGTGGTGGGGTAGAACCAGATGACCTCGTTGTAGGAGGTGTTGGAGCCGCAGACGATCTTGTCTAGCTGGGTGCGATCCAGGGCCTCGAAGACGTAGCGAAGCACGTCGCACTTCAGGGGTCGCGCCGCCGCACCATCATACATCATGAAGCGCTCGTCGGCCATCCAGTAGGTGCGGCCCCCCACCTCCGTCATGGCATTCTGGCCCAGCACCCCGCAGTTGGTGCCGATGAGTTGGAACCCGAAGGTATACGGGGGACCAACCTGCTGCATGCTGTAGAGGTTCTCGTCGGTCCAGATGAGGATTTGGCCCCGGGTGCGCCTTGCTGCCACGATCTTGGAGGCCCCCGAGAGGACCTTGTCGCCCGCCGTGTTGGTTGCCGAGGCCGTCCAATCGTTGATGTCCTCCTGCGAACACCACCGGATGTAGAGGGGGTTCACCACCGAGGTCAGGGCATCGGGGCACCCGAAGGAGATGAGGTGCCTATCTTCGGGGCTCACCAGGATCTGCGTATTTTGGGAGGGGGTGGCGGTAACCTGGTAGGCTCGCTTGGCGGTACCCTGCGAGGAATCCCAATAGTAGATGCCGTTGTTGCGGGGGGATGCCACCAGGTCCTCACCCCAATTGTCCATGCTCCAGTAGCGCAGCGGGGCCACGAAGGCTGAAGAGGCGGGAGTACCCCAGCCCTGGCCGCCGCTCCACACGCCCGCGCCCCACCCGAAGCTGGCGGCATTGCTGCCGAACCCGGAAGGATGGATGAAGAAGCCCGTGGCCACGCCGCCCGAGGAAGCAGAGGTGGCGGCGGCAGTAACCCCCGTATTGATGGTGAAGCTGTTGGCATCCACCACCGTGATGGAGAAGCCCCCCAGGGGTGCACTGACCGGGTAGATGTTGCCGCCCACCGTGGTGGCCACCGAGGTGAAGTAGAAGTAGTCGCCGGTGGAGTGACCGTGGGCCGACACTGAAACCGTGATGGTGGTGGAGCCCGCCGAGGTGCTGATGATGTTGGAGGCGGAAACCGAAGTGTCGACGGGGGTGATATCGAAGTATTGGCCGCCGTCCCACACCATGAGGTGGGAGTTGGTGCCCACCGCGAGGTAGGTGGTGCCCGCCAGGTTGACCCACGTGAAGAGGGAGCGGCCCACGCCGGGTACCGTGACGGTGTCCCCCACGCCGTTGATGTTCTGCCACCCACCAATTTTTTCGGGCTGGCCGTAGCGGAACCTTACCTTGTCGGAATCGTACCAGCCGCCCTCGCCCGCGTAGCGGGTAAGCTCCCGGTTGACGCCGGGCCTGGCGGGTGCCGTGATGAGGCGAGGACTACGGGGTGCTTCCGCCACGCTTCTTCTCCAGATAGCCCTGCACCGTCTTGCTCTCGTAGATGCGCAGCGCGGTCCACACTATGGTGAAGAGGGCGGCGACGGCGGGGAGGAGTCCCGCGAAGGTACCCACCACGGTGGCTACCGAGGCCGTATCCATGAGGTTCTTGGTGGTGTCATCCATGGAGGGACACCCACAGGAGGAGGCCAAGGAGGAAGCCCACGCAGCACTCGGCCCTTTCGGTCCAGTTGCCCCCGAGGGGCTTGTTGGCGGCATAGGCCACCATGAAGAGGATGCCCCCCAGCGAGTTGAGAAGGACCCACGGGTTGTACCAAGCGAGGGGGGCGATGCACAGGGCGGACACCGCCACTCCCCACAGCGCCAAGTAGAAGTGGTCGCGGCCCTTCTCCTCCAGGCCCATGCTCTTGTCGAAGTAGGGGAGGGTCATCGCCGCAAAGACGAAGGGCCACAGCACCGCCAGGTGCCAATTGAGGTAAGCGAGGGGAGCCACGATGAGGGCGCTGGTGACGATGCGAGTGATGCCCGTGCCCACGTGGATGCCCACCATACTGGTAAGCTGATTGAGCGCACCGCCGCGCAGCCGCCAGCACAACCCGCACCACAACGCATACAGGATAGGGATCATCTTGCCCTCGCATACTTGAATGGAGCCTCGGCAAACGCAGCAAACGTGTATGTCTCGCCCGAGTTGTTGATGCTGTATCCGCTCGGGGCTCGGACCTTGAAGCCGTTCGACAGGTAGTCGATGCCGTAGGTGTTGGACGTTTCTGCTATAGCGGAGTCAGTCAACACGCGCAGGATAGCCTCGTTTGGGCTGGTTCCTGTCGGATTGAAGATCATCCACGAAGTGGCGATGCTGCGCGCCTTGATGACGATCCACTTTGGGGAAAAGCCGCACCACACAAAAGGACCGTCCGTGCTGGCGTTGCCGACGTAGCTCCCGAAGCGAGAGAACCCCGCAACCTCAGACCAGAGATAGGAAACGTAGTTCACGGCGTTGATGTTGTTGTAGGAGCCGACGCGGAAGTTGGAGGCGTCTGGCGCGGTGCTGTCGAACATCGTCGTATCGACGGCCTCCGCAGCAGCGGTGCCGAGATCCATGTAGTACGCCGCACTCGTGAGGTTGGTGTGCCAGCCAGCCCATACGCGAGCATCGCGCCCGCGCACGAACATCCACTTCGGCGAGACGCCAAGGCCGTGGGCGATGTTGCGCGCGCCACCCCCGTTGCCCGTGTAGAGGACGATGTCGAGGCCAGCCCCGACGCTCTCCTTCCAAGTCCACGCAGCGTAGGTCGCGGTGTTGACGTTGACGCCGCGCGACGACGCATCGCTGCCAAGAGAGAAGCCCGTGCTGTTGAAAGAGGTGAGCGTGTTGGCGTCGGTATACTCGGCGTTGGGGCCGGTAGACTGAATGCCCTTTTGCACTCCGCGCTGGCTGTCGAAGATGTTGGTCGTCGTGGCCGCGCTGCGCGACTTGATCCACACCAAGTCCGGCTGGAATGCCAAGCTGGAGATCGACTGCGTCGAGCCATTGCCAGTGTACGTCGCGACGCTCATCAGCGTGCTTGGCTTCTTGATCGTCGGAACCGATAGGTTCGCGGTGTTCAACGCCTTGAAGCCGCTGGGCGGGGTGTAGCTGAAGGCGCGCTGGCCGAAGTTGAGCGTTCCAGAGCCGCCCCCCTCACCATTTACAAATGGCGTCAAATAGCTGTAGCCGCTTGCCGTAAAAGCGGGACTTGTACCAGCGGCTGGATCACCTGAGTTCCATGTACCATTCTTTCCAAACCAGATTTTTCCACTACTAGCATCAAACGCCACCATCACAATGTCATTGGTCGTGTATGTAAAGGAATAAGAAGGCGCTGCACCTGTTTGATATAAATACCCACGACTGTCCCAAGCTGCTCCTATGCCGCCAGTGGAACTTACTGAAGTATCGCCACTTGAAGCGCGAATGTTAAAATCATTTGAAACCCCAACTTGCCGAAGATTGGTATTATTACTGAGCATCTCAAAGTACCACTTACCAGTGGTAACGGCCAGTGTTCCTCTTGCCGGACCAAAATTGGTGCCCGATTTTGTAAAATCTAAATTGCCATTTGAAAGTGCCATATTTGTTGTCCCGACATCCAGCGGGTTCAACGTGCAATAATTGTTCGTCGGCGTGTCCAGCATCTGGTCGAATGTCGCTCCAGCCGTCACCGAGATGCCGCTCGTCGTCCAGTTGTTGCTGTTGCCGCTGGTGTCGTAGCCGATGGTCGTGGTGCTGGTGGCGTCCTTGAACTGAAGGAAGAAGCCGTTGGTGCCATAGGTGCCAGAGTACGCCTTCGGAACCCACACGCCGGTCGCGGCGTCGGTCTGGCCGAAAGAGGAAGGCGTCAGGGCTTGGCCGTCGATGAAGTAGACGTTCGCCATGTAGCCGTCAAAATTATATGAAGACGATGCTGGGGCGTCTAGTCCAATACGTTGTACTGCCGAAGCATTATTGAAGCCCATCGTTGAGTTCTGCGAAGGATCATTATTAAATGATCCAAATGCAGTAAGCTGTGATCCATTGACATATAGCTTAATACGATTTGATGCAGTAGCCTGAGTCGTGTCAATTGCCATTACAATGTGATACCAAGCCGATGGATCGCGGAATAATGCTGTAGATCCTTTCCACGAAGTAGACCATCCTCCTAGATACAGTTCGCTATTGCGAATACGCAAAGCTCCATATCCAGAATCACTATTTCCGGTGTATCCAGTAAACAAAACACCGTAATCAAGATTTGTTGTTGCGGATCTTCCCAGCTTCACCCAACCGGACCAAGTGAAAATCTTGTCGTTGGTAGGAGAAGCACCAGCGGTGCGCGACAGATAGCCATTGTTGCTAGCGCGGAAGCGCAGCGAGTTCTGGATCTGGTAGCCAGCGCCGCTGCCGGCCAGCAAAACTTGGTGGATTGCGGACATTACGAGACTCCGATGCCCGAGATGACCCACTCGGTGTTGGCGATCTTGACGATGGTGGCGAGACCGGCGGCAGCAACCTGGCGCGCCCCCACGGCCCCATCCTGGGAATTGTAGAGGGTGTCCGAGGTGATGCTGAGATCGATGGGCCCCGCAGAGGCGTGGTTGATTACGGTGATGACCGTGCCCACCGCGAATGCCACCGAGGCGTTGCTGGGGATGGTGTAGGTTGCGGTGCTGGTGGCGGAAGCGGGATGGAAGACATGCTTGCCCGCATCGGCACT